GTTGATGCTACAACCTTAGAAGAAGCAAGGTTAAAAGAAATAGCAGACATACAAGATAAATACAGAAAAGAAGCAGCTGATAAGGAAAAAGAAGTTGCACAAGAAGTTGCAGATGCTAAAAAAGATATTCAAGATGCACAGATAGCAAACGTAGAAGCAGGTATTTCACTACTTAGTCAACTAGCAGGAGATAGCAGGGAGTTACAAGCATTATCAATAGCAGCAGAAAATGCAGTAGGTATTGCTAAAATAATAATAAGCACACAAGCAGCAAATGCAGCGGCTAAATTAAAGTATGCAGCTATTCCTGGTGGTTTAGCATTAGCAGCAGCAGAGATAACAGCTAACAAAGTAAGTGCAGGTATAGGTATTGCAGCTTCAGCAGCAGCAGCAGCAAAAGGTATTGCATCACTAAAACAAAGTGTTCCAGTAGATACTGGTGGTAATTTAGGAGGTGGAGGTGGTTTGTCAAATGCTACTCAACAATTAGCATCACCAAACTTCAATGTAGTAGGTGCAAGTGGTATATCACAAGCTGAAAGTTTAGCACCAGTTAAAGCATATGTAGTAAGTGGAGATGTAACAACAGCACAGGCACTAGATAGAAACAGAATTAATAATGCAACATTTTAATAATAAAAAGGTTATTTAAGTATGGAAAAGTTACAGAACATTGAGTTAACAATTAAAGACGAAGATAAAGACGGAGTATTCGCAGTATCACTAGTAGAATCCCCAGCCATTGAGCATCCCTTTATAGCACTATCTAAACACGAAGTAAAGCTAAAAGTTATTGATGAAGATAAACGTATAGTTGTAGGATTTGCATTAGTTCCTGATAAGTTAATTTACCGTAGAATCAAAGACAAAGAGTTTAACGTTTACTTTTCTAAAGATACGGTTAAACAAGCATCTGAATTGTTTATGAAGAACATGAACTTATCTAAGTTTACTTTAGAACACGATAAGAATGTATCAGGTATAAATGTGATTGAATCATGGACAGTTGAAGATGCTAAAAACGACAAAGCGAACTTATACAACTTAGAGCCAAAAGGTGGGGAGTGGGTGTTAATGTCAAAGATATATAATGATGAAGTATGGCAAGAAGTTAAGCAAGGTACTTTCAAAGGTTACTCAATTGAGGGTATGTTTGATGGATTACAGAATCTTGATTTGTCTAACCAAGTAAACGAAGAGGTAGAAACTAAAGAATTAATTATAGACTTTTTGAAAACGATATGAGAATACAAGATTTAACAGAATTAACAAGTTTAGCAGATAACGATTTAGTAGTAGTAGATGACTACCAAAGTGCAGGAGTTTACAATACTAAAAAAATAACAGTTGCTAATTTAAAAAGTGAGTTAGGATTGCCTAGCAGGGTATTATATGCTAACCTTAATCAGTCAGGTACAGATGCACCTACAATGACAGTAATCAAAAACACTTTAGGTTACACACCTACATTTTTATATGATGGTGAGGGAGATTACACAATGTTATTTGATGAATCTATAGACCCTACGGAAGCTGTTTTAACTTCAGGATTTACACGTTTTCCTTACATCACAGAAATAAGGTTATCAGGTGGTGGTGTATCTATTCAAACTTATAACCGTTCATCAGGTTCAGCAGATGGAGTATTAGTTAATGCATCAATTAAATTAGAAATATATGAGTAAGAAAGTAAGTCCAAAAGGAGGCAAAAGAGGTTGTTTGTGCAAGGATGGCACATACTCAAGTAAGTGTTGCGATGGAGAATTACAATCGCAAGGAATAGGTAACATTACAGGAACAGGAACAGAGACTGTAACAACAACAGAATCAGCAGGTACAAGGGTACGTGTTAGAGTTAGTAATTAACGAATTTACAACAAAAATAACAATTATAAGTTTATTGAATATGAAAGACATTTTAAAAATGGTCTACGGTGACCAAAAGGCAGTTAAATTAGAATCTCAAAAGATTGAGTTAGCATCTTTGAATGATTTGAGGTCGTATATTAATGATTTTAACAACAGCTTTAAGTTTATAGAATCAGCAGGTAATGATTTAGCTAAAAAGTTATCAGAAGCAAGTAAAATTAAATATATTTTTAAAAAAGAAATTAATAATGTTATATCGTTATCAAGTAGTGCTAAAAAATCAATATCAGAATTTAATAAAAAAGTCAAGGATTTAGGTATAAACATATCAGATTTTAAGGAGATTAAAGAATTAGAAAGTAAGATGAAAGATGTGAAAGAATATTTAAAATTTTATACATCTATTGGAGATATACCTGATATTTAATATAAGTAAACATGAAAAAGGAAGTACAAGAAGCGATTAACACAATTAAGACATTTTTAGGAATGGAGAAAGAAGTGAAACTAGCACAGGAAGTGTTAGAAGATGGTGCAGTATTAGAAGCTGATTCATTCGAAGCAGGTCAAGCTGTATCTATTGTTAATGAAGATGAAAGAATAGCATTACCAGTAGGTGAGTATGAATTACCTGAAGGTAGAATTTTAGTAGTTCAAGAAGAGGGTATTATTGCTGAAATCAAAACTAAAGAAGTTGAAGAGGAAGCACCTGAAATGGAACAAGTGAAAGAAGAAGCTCCAATGATGTCAGAAGAGCCTGCAAAGGAAATTAAAAAGACAGTTGAAAGCATTGTTAAGGAAACATTCTTTTCAGAGATTGAAGAGTTGAAAAAAGAGAATGAAGAATTAAAAGCTAAGTTAACAGAACTTTCAAAAGTTGAGGAGGTTAAAGATGAGGTTGTAGAATTGAAAGAAGAAGAGCCTAAGCCTATCCAACATAACCCTGAAAACAAAATAGAAAGAGAAGTTGTTAAGTTCGGTAAAAAGAACGATAGACTTTCACAGATTTTAAATAAAGTATATAAATAATTAAATTAAAATAATATGCCAACGACAACAACGGTGAGTACAACGTACTCGGGAGAACATAGCGGAAAATGGATTTCTGCTGCATTATTATCAGGTGTAACTTTATCAAATGAATTGATTACAATTATGCCTAACATTAAGTTTAAATCAGTAGTATCTAACTTAGTTAGTGCTTCAGGTTTAGCAGATGCATCATGTGATTTTACAGCAACAGGGGCAGTTACTTTAACTGAGAGAATCCTTGAGCCTAAATCTTTACAAGTAAACAAGCAATTATGTAAAGCTGACTTTAGAGATACATTTCAAGCGATTGAGATGGGATATTCAGCACACGATGTTTTGCCTAAATCATTTGCAGATTATTTATTAGCACACCAAGCTGAGCAAGTTGCTGCTGATATTGAATCTCACATTTGGAATGGTGATGCAAACAACTCAGGAGAGTTCAACGGTTTCATGACGTTATTAACAACTGACGCTGATTTACCAGCTGCTCAAGAGGTTGCAGGTACTACTTTAACTGCTGCAAACATCATTACTGAAATGGGTAAGGTTGCAGATGCAATTCCATCAAGATTATACGGTAAAGAGGGATTAAGAATCTACGTTTCTCAAAACGCTATGAGATTATACGTAAGAGCACTTGGAGGTTTCGGAACTTCAGGATTAGGTGCTAACGGTGTAGACAATAAGGGTACTATGTGGTATCAAGGTGGTGAGTTAATGTTTGACGGTATTCCAGTTGTTGTTGCAAATGGATTGACTGCAGACCAAATGTTAGCATCAACTAAAGAAAACTTATTCTTTGGTACAGGTTTACTTTCGGATACAAATTTATGCAAATTGATTGATTTAGCAGATATCGATGGGTCAGAAAATGTACGTTTAATCATGAGAATGACAGCAGGTGTACAGTACGGAAACGTTACAGATATCGTAACTTACGGAATCACAAACGCAGCTAACTAATAATTAGATAAACTAAAACTAAGGGAGGGGTAAAATACTCCTCCTTTTTTTGTATAACATTAAAATAAAAGAAAATGAGTTGTTTATTAGCTAATGGTAGAGCAGAAGCGTGTAAGGATAGCATCGGAGGTTTAAAAAACGTTTACTTTGCTAACTTTGACATCGAAGCTGCTGATATTACCTATGACGTAACTGATACTGATTTAATTACAGCAATTACAGGTATTGGTTCACTTTACAAATATGAATTAAAAGGAAATTCAACTTTTGTACAAAATATTAACAGTTCTAGAGAAAACGGAACGACATTCTTTGAACAAGTATTAACACTAGAGTTAAAATCTCAAGATGCTGCTACTACAAAGAATATTAAATTACTTTCTTATGGACGTCCTCACATTGTAGTAGAAACTAATGACGGTCAATAC